GCGGCGGCGCCCGCCGTTGCCGCGGCGGTCGGTTTCTTATCTACCATACTCTAATTAGACGCTTCATTCATTTTTTTAGCCATTTCACACGCTTTATCAATATACCATGTGCGAAGAGCGACAGGTAGCATATACATTTCTGTAAAAGACCAATTATAATCTTTTATCATAAAAAGGAAATTTTCGTAAACAGCTTGAATATACTCAGAGGTCAGGCCAAAAAAAGTTCGCCATTAAAGGCACGCCTCCTTTGTTGACATGTTCACAATGTACACATTGGTGTTCATAAGTGAAATCAACATCCGGGCTGTATTCAACATATATTTTGGCCAAATACCTAGAATCTTTAATCGGCATATTATTTACAAAGTTGGCAATATACAAAGGATCTGTATTACCGTTAACCGACTTAATTATTCTGCGATACTTTTCAGTGGTGGGTTCTACCACCAAGCCATGTTTTTCTTTTTGCGCTATTTTCTTATTTATCTCTACTTCATCGTTTGCTGTTAATAAACCAATTTCAACGGAAACATTGCTTATTGGCAAATCCAACATAAACGTTCCGTTATCGGTAAACTGCGCATCAGCATTATCTGTGAAATTTAATTCTTCTAAGTTTAGTGTTACGTCATTTTGTTTGAAACACTCTTGGCATGCGTACACAAAAGCATAAGAAGGGCCATACGCATTTTTGCGCGCATTAATAATAATTGCGTTTTTGTCACCAATTAAAAGGCTATTGACATCAACCTTTGTATTAATCAATATGCTTTCAATTAATTTATCCAGTACAATACCCTTTTCAATATATTTTTGATTAACTAATATATCCTCTTCTCTAGTAGACATATATCGCACTTCCACACACTCTTCATCGTAAAGGGGGTGGGCCGGGGGATAGAACTTCCCCCTTGAGGGCAGATCAACCAAGTCTGTTGGAATCGTATACGCTGCAGCAGGCGCCTGCATGCGCCCCATGTTTTTATCAACGTTCATTAATGCTCCTATGTGATGTCACCCATCGTTTTGGTGCGCTGACCACCAAAAAAGGATAGTTGGCTTCTCTGGTTTTCCACCTGTGCGGGAGAGTCGGTGACCATCGCAGCATAATTGTTGGGCTTTTTGGCCATGTGGCGATGTAATCGAGCGTAATCATAAGTTAGTGTAATCGCTATACCACTCAAATCATCTGATGAATAATTCATATCAGTTGGTTTCATATCCGTAACCATAGCATTGATAAGTTCCCATTCTTCATAGATAACGCCATCGGGATCTAACATCTTTATTCTAACTGGTCCAAGCCCATTAATTAAGTTTCTTTTATCTAGATCTTTGGGTTGGAACATGCTTACTTCATTGGGGTTCGCCCACGACAAGTGACCCAGTTTGTCCATAAAAACGCCGACAGAAGTATTAAACAAGTCCCGATCAAAGATTTCTCGTAAAGTAAAATTAATCGTATTCCACTTTAATTCCATTGGATAATTAAATGTCCAATTTAACAATTTAAACGCGCGCGTATTAATGTTATAAGATGGCCGCGACACATTGGTAATGTAAGCTGCGTCGAATCCCTCTATCATTAAAATGAAACGGTAAGACTGTTGTAAGGCGCCCCTGGTACCATCCACCACGGCGCTTTGTGGAAGGTTGGGAATGGATGGGGTGTCCTGATATTGAGTACGAGGAGCCGTACTGTCTTTTAGAAATGCGTCAGACATGCTATAATAAATAGCACGAAATTAAAATTTAAGTCATCGTTACTAGTTCTTTATTGATGACCAGATCGGCCCAATCATAAACAAGCGTAACATTGATCCCTAACAAATCCTCGGAGGCATAATCTAAATCGTCGTATTCGACCTTACTTACCCAAGTATTGTTTAAAGTCCACGTTTCAACAGTATCACCGTCGCCATTAAGAACTTGTACGCGGACGACGCCCAAATTGTTATTAACAAATTTTCTTTTAGACAAGGAAAGTTTGTAATTGGTATTCTCAAGATTCCATGTAGAAGGGGCTCTATAACCAGCTTTTTCAATAATCCCAAGCATTCCACTGGCAGCATCAAAATCAATAGGATCGACCAAAGCAACTGAAATATTCTCCCATGTTACGCGGCCAGGAAATTTAAACTCATGGGCCATAAAATTGTGTTTTGCCCCCTCACTTACAGTAACTTTGGGGCGACCAGCAGTTTTAATAATCCATGCTGGTAAGTCTCCCAACAAGAGAATATATTTAAATTTTCTTTTAGGCTCTAAGCCTGCTGTCTGCCATGGTGGTAACGGTGATGCCATTTAGTTATCTCCTTAGTCTTCAAATGCTGCGCCAGTATTTGTAATAACAAAATCGACAGCAATAAATTCAATAGCTCTTGCTGGCTTCAAGAATATCTTTGCATACATAATATTTTGATCAATCAAATCGGGCGTTGTAGTTGTTTTATCAAGTATCAACTTATAGTCAGTAACACCGAAGCGCGCTTTTACGTCTGCCAAGAAGGGCTCTGCTCTAGAAATAAACCGATCCCAAGTCTCTTGAACGTTTGGCTCAAACAAAATGTCCTGGGCAATACGTGAAATGCCCTTCTTAACAAAAATAAGTAGCCTTCGAACGTTAATCCTGTCCAGAGCAGTTCTAGTAACTTGAAGGGTTTTCTGCCCGAATATTACAATACCTTCATTCGGGAATGAAGCAATCGGGTTAATGCTTGCGTCATAAAGTGTGTCGCGGTCTTTGCTGGTCAGCTTTTCAGTAACATTAAATACTGGAAGGCCGGCCAAGCCGGTAGATAGACCACCTCTATTAAAGCCTGCCGGTGCGAACCATGGAGCCTTAACTCGATCGGTATATGACATAGCACCAAGCCCAACCACTGATGGGGGCATATAAACCAGATCTCCGGTTAGAGTGTCTCTCACCTGCACATAGGGATAATAAGCACACCCATAGCTGTTATTGATGCCCCTTGCTTTAAGGTTGGAAACCGTATTATCTAGATCGCCCAAAACAACGCTCCCGACAGGCGAGCTAGCCCCCTCTGCAGCAGGCCGAAAATCTCCAAAGAGATCAACAATGGCCAATGCATCGGCTCGACGCTCAGTTAACTGCAACAAGTGTGACGTAAGAGGGCGATTTGTCAAATTCGGAATAGTAATAAGGTTATACTCTACAAATTCAGGATCCCTTACGCTATCAATAGCTTGCTTAATAGTATTAAAAACATAACTGGTTTCCGGCGTTGCAGTTGCGCCAATGCCACTATTGCGAAGAGGATCAAGTTCTGTGATGTCCCACCCATCAGTACCACCATAAAACAGAGTGGTAAAGGAATTAATCGCCACGCTCGCACTTAATGTCGCCGCTGTGCCGCTCAGAGCCGTAACAGAATCGCCATCACGTCTAGAGCCGGGTGAATAGGTAAAGGTATCGCTTGCCACGTTAAATTCAATATCGTCTAAGCTAAACTGATACATGTGTTCAACAAATGTATTATCGCTCGCCGGATCCATTGTAGTAAATGTGTCGGCTAGGGGCGCAGACATGTCGATAACGTCATCATTGAAAGTATCATCGATCATGGTTTTGCCGGTCCAGACTCCCCAGTTAGCCTCAGTATAAACTGGCATATCATCCTGTCGCGTATCGGCGCGGAGACGAACACTGGGGAACTGAAAGCGGTAAGAACTGGTGGGGCTTACAGACGCAATCACATAGCTGCCCGTTACAGAATAGCCCTGGCCAGGAGCGGGCATCACACTTGTGTCAGACGCGCCTTCAAAGGTAAGTACGCCGCCTATGCCGCCGGGAAGTGAAGACAGCCCGCCGACCGCCATTATCTGACTGCTGGACGCATAATTGCAGGTACCCTGCAGGCTGCTATGACAGCGCCTAATGCAGCCAGCGCCGCCGGCGGCTGTACCATCGGAGATGATGGCGTCAAAATCTCTATATTTTAGAGGCCCAAACACACCATACGGCAAATATGTTTTATTTGCTTGGGGCTGCTCTACCGAAGGATCTAGCTTAACACGGACATATTTAGATCTATTTGGGAAGGCCCCTTCGCGAACAAGTCGACGCTTCGTGGCATTAAAGCTATAAAATTCAGTTCCAACTTTACTTCCTATAAAATCTGGTGATGAGGGATCCAAATTACAATTGCTAAATCTCTCAACAACAATACGTGCTTTGTCCGTATCGGCGATGTTTCTTAAAACCACATCAAATGTACCATACTCTATAAAATCGTTGTCTGGCTTTTTAATATTTTCAATAGTTATTTTTAAGTTTTTCTGCAACCACTCACCATGGCCCAGGCCCACAAATTTGAAAAGTTTTTGCATATTATAAGGTTCATAGTTTGCAAAATTGTTGGTGGTGTCTTGAGAGAAATACCATCCAGTCTCTGCGTCGGTAAAGGCCCGATTGTGAAGTTCGTGCTGATTAGTGTCTGTGCCGTCACCCAAATATAGCATTACGCCAAAAAAACTGTTATTGTTCGCAAGGGCTCCAGAGGGCGCAGGGGTAGTATATCCCCCATCATCAAGATATCTTTCTAACGCCTCGCGCCAAGGAAAAGCGCCCGGGGTGTCCGCGTTGTTCTGTGTAAGCTCTCGCGCAAAAGATTCTCCAAGCCAATAATTTTCTGTTGAATCGGCTGGTGTAACGGCAGCATT